CTCCATGACCACCCTAGTTAAGGCTTGTTCGTACGTGCAAAGTTTTAAACCTAAAGGATAATAAACAATGAATAGTCAACGACTAACGAAAATAGAGGTCTGCAAACGGCTCGGAATAAAGATAAGAACGTTCAATTCCTGGGTTGACGCTGGCTGTCCAGTTGCCGGGAAGCGCAAAACAGGCGGCAAGGGTAGGCCGATGTCAACATACAACCTTGCCAGAATTAAAAAATGGGTTGAAAAGAACGGCAGGAAAGACAGGGAAGGGGAAGGGCTAGCTTTACGAAACCCACTTCCAAAAACAAAACAGCAACCAGCCGAGCAAAAGAAACCAGCGGAAAACGCAATAAACGAACTCGGGATGTTGGGATATGTGACCCGCTTGCGCCGGCAAGAGCGTTCACTTTTCGGGAAATTTCTCAAACTCTCAAACGCACCGGAAGAGGAAAATGTTTCCGGGGCTGAATTGTCAGCAGTATCAAGAGCGTTATCCCAGAAAGGCGAAGAGTTACGCCGGGCTGAAATCGCGTTCCTGGACTGGGAAAAGCAGTCCGGACTTGTTGTTAATCTTTCAGAAGCGGAACGGGTTTTTGTTGATCTGGCTATGGCTTGTCGAGATAGGATGATGGCAATCCCAAATGAACTCGCGCCGATATTACGGAATTATCTCAAACGAGAAACAGACATTGGGAAAGTGCGGGACGAAATTGACAAGGCGGTTCGTCACGCGTTGGAATCATTGCCAGAGAAATTACCTGGATTAAAATAAAGGAGACCCATGAAAAAGAAGCTACCAGAAATTAACGGAATCACAATCCATTGCGCGCATTCTAAAATCGAAGCCGTTTCAAAGTTAAAGCCGTATCCAAGGAATAATAAAACGCATCCGGACAAACAGCTTGAAATGTTATGCAAGGCAATCAAAGCGCAGGGCTTTCGCGCGCCCGTTACGGTCAGCGTTCAAAGCGGGTATATTGTCCGGGGCCACGCCCGACTTGAAGCCGCCAAACGGCTTGGGCTTGATACCGTCCCGGTTGACTACCAGAATTATGCAAACGACGAGTCAGAGCGCATGGACAGAATTGCGGATAATAAGCTGGCCGAACTTGCGGAGTGGGACATGCCTGCATTGAAAGATGAGCTCATAGAACTTGATTCCGGGGATTTCGACATGGATTTGACTGGGTTTGACTCGGAGAATATTGAAGATTTAATGACACAGTCAGTTCCTGGAACAAACTTGAAAAGCAAAATACTTCAACAGCTCCCTCATATGGCCTGGTGTTTGATTGGTGTTCCGCTTTCTCGCTATGATGAAATTTCGGAACACATTGAAACTATATCACTGAACGACGGGGTTATTATGGAAAGCACAATCACAAATGAAAATAAAAAAAACAGACAACAGTAATCTTTCAAGTAAGCTGACGTTAAGAAGATATTTTCTTGATAAGTATTTCGGCAATAAGGAATTGTCAGTTTTGGATTGTTGCCAGGGTTCGCAGCTTATGTGGAGCACTTTACGACGGGAATACAATTGTCGTTATATGGGTGTGGACGTAAAGCCCAAACAAGGACGGTTGAAAATCGACAGCAAACGTCTATTGCAAATCAACGCAGACAAGTTTGACGTGATTGATATTGATACCTACGGAAGCCCGTTGCAACATATGTCAGCGTTGATGCCGTTAATAAAAAAGCAAGTTATACTCTTTTTGACATATGGCCAAGTAAGAATGGGCGGCGGCAATTACGATCACTCGGTAAAACGTATCCTTGGTTTTGATTTCGATATCCCGAATTCAATCGGCGTATCTCTCCAGGTAAAACTTTTTGATAATCTTATTTCTGGAATAATATCCTGTATGGCAACGATAGATGAATGCATCGAATCTCCTCGCTCTAAACATGCAAGATATATCGGCCTAGTCGTAACCCCTGAAAAAAATAAAAAATAATTGATTTTTGTCTTGACGTAAGCTGTTGATTATGAGAGAGTAGTATCAGAAAGGATATAATATTATGAGTCTTATTTATACGCCGAAAGGCAAAGCCAGAGAGTACAGCCCGCTCGCCCTGAATGTATATTCGGGAGGGTGCGATCACGGATGCAAATATTGTTATTGTTCCGGGATGCAAAAAGCGTTTGGAAGAGAGTGGAGCAGAAACCCTGTTCCTCGTAATTTGCGCGGACTAGAAAGGGAAGCGCAGAAAGCGGATAGACAAATTCTGCTTTGTTTTGTCGGAGACCCGTACTGCAAGGCAGAAGCCGAGCACAGAGTCACAAGAGAGGCGTTGGCGCTTCTTGAGTCTGCATCATGTTCCGTCGCTATCCTGACAAAAGGCGGCACGCGGTGTCTTGATGATATTGAAATGTTCACAAGCTGGCCGGGAACACGGATAAAAGTCGGAGCAACACTTACGTTCCGCACTAATCAGAAATCGCAGGACTGGGAACCTGGTGCAGCAATCCCGGACAACAGGCTGGAATCTCTGTCTGTTTTGCATAAAGCCGGGGTTAAAACATGGGCAAGCATAGAACCGGTGATTGATCCCGTGGAATCTTTGGCGATTATCAAAGCTAGTCTCCCATATGTCGATGCTTATAAAGTTGGGCGTTGGAATCATGACAATAGATCAAATGTTATTGATTGGAATAAATTCGGGATGTTGGCCGTTAGCATGATTCGATCTGCCGGAAAAGCTTTATATGTCAAAGTAGATTTGCAACCACATTTTCCAGCAGAATATCTCACTGATGCCGAAAAAAATATTGATACCTTGGCGTTGCCTGATAAACCAAAATGAGCACAAAACGCAAAAGATTAACGCACGTCTGGAATGACGCAATCAAGCCGCGCCCGTTTATGTCGGTGGATGAATGGGTTGAATCACCGGACGGGATTGTCCTGTCCGCACGTTCATCAGCGATTCCAGGACCGCTACGACTAGACCAGACGCCATATTTGAGACAGCCATTGAGAGCGTTCAACGATTCCAACATCCACAAGATCAACTTTTGCGGTGCTGCACAGTCAGCAAAGACCACGTTTATTTTTTGCCTTATTGGTTACATTGTAGACTACGATCCGGGCCCAACGATGATAGTCTACCCGACAATGGACACAGCACGGGCTGTCAGCAAAGACAGGATACAGCCGATGATTCAGGACTGCCCGGCATTGCGGAAACATCTCACAGACACAGTTGACGACATTCAGCTTCTGGCGTATACGTTTGACAGGTTGACAATCAGGTTCGCATGGAGTAATTCAGAATCAGCGACGCGCAGTCATCCGATCAAATATCTGCTCAAAGACGAACTTTCAGCTTTCGCAGACGGAGCGTCAACGGCAGCAGATCAACGGGTCAAAACATTCTGGAATCATAAAATAATCGGCACGTCAACGCCGATGCACTCAGAAGATCCGATGTGGCGCGAAATGGGACTCGAGCAAAAAGACGAACACGCGAAAGCCGATCAGCTTCTTGACACATCGGCTTGGGAACCGAAACACGCGACAACGGTTTATTTTTATCACATACCCTGTCCGCACTGTAAAAAATATATTCGCCTTGAATTCTCCGGGCTACGTTGGCCGGAGAATTGCGCAATTCGTGATCTGGACGATAAAGGTTGGTATGAGTGCCAAGAATGCGGCGGTAAAATGACGGACGCTCAAGAGCGAACGGCGCTTGATCACGGCAGGTGGGAAACCGAAAATCCCGGCGGAAGCTGGGTTGCCTATCATCTAAATGGCATGTACCCAAAATGGGACTCGTGCCGATTCGGGGCGATTGCTCGGGAGTATCTAATCGCGAAAGTTTCGCAAGATCCGGCACTCATGCAAGCTTTTGTCAACAATCACCTGGCTTTGCCGTACAGCCTAGAGCAGAGCGGCGTCGAGCTTGTATCAGAAACGGCGATGGAGAACGCGCTCGACAGCTACCAGAAAAACCAGTTGCCGGCCGGGGTGCGCGCGCTGGTCATGGGCGCGGATGTCGGCGGCGAAATGACTCACTATATTATTGTAGGATTCGGGGCCAACTCGGAGCAATGGATTATATCCT